ACGCTAAGCAGTCAAAAATACCAAATGATCAACTACCTCAAAGTAATGAGGAATTAGAGTTGCATATGCAGCTTTCATATAAGCAGTCCGTTGAAATAGCTGAAGAAGAAGCTATAACAACTACGTTGGCTAGCAATAGATGGCCGTTAACAAAAAGAAGAATAAACGAAGATCTAGTTGTTTGTGGTATTGCTTGTGCTAAAACAAGCTTTAATAAAACAAACGGTATAGTTGTTGATTATGTTGATCCAGCTAACTTAATATATTCTTACACAGAAGATCCTAACTTTGAAGACGTTTACTACGTTGGTGAGGTTAAGTCTATTACAATACCCGAATTAAAGAAACAATTTCCTAATATACCAGAAAAGGAGCTTCAAAGAATTCAAGAAATGCCAGGTAATAGGCAGTATATAACAGGGTGGGGTAACTACGACAGTAACACGGTTCAAGTTATGTATTTTGAATATAAGACGTATATGAACCAAGTGTTTAAATTAAAAAACACTGAAAATGGTTTAGAAAAAGTTATTCAAAAAACAGACGAATTTAATCCACCACCTGCTGACACGTATAACAAGGTTTCTAGAACCATAGAAGTTTTATACTCAGGTGTTAAAGTTCTTGGTACGGATATAATGTTAAAATGGGAACTTGCTGAAAATATGACAAGGCCTAATTCTGACAACACTAAGGTTGAAATGAACTACGCTATATGCGCACCTAGAATGTATAAAGGTAGAATAGAATCTATAGTAAGTAAGATAACAGGTTTTGCTGACATGATTCAAATAACACATTTGAAAATGCAGCAGGTCTTGTCTAGAATGGTGCCAGATGGTGTGTTTTTAGATATGGATGGGCTCGCTGAAGTTGACCTAGGTAACGGCACAAATTATAATCCAGCAGAGGCATTAAACATGTATTTTCAAACTGGTTCTATCGTTGGTAGATCTCTAACTCAAGATGGAGAGCTAAATAGAGGTAAAGTGCCTATTCAAGAATTACAATCATCAGCTGGAAGCGCTAAGTTACAAAGCTTAATAATGACTTACAATTATTATCTACAAATGATAAGAGATGTAACAGGTCTTAACGAAGCTAGAGATGGTAGTATGCAGGATAAAGACGCATTAGTAGGCATAGCAAAGATGGCCGCTAATCAATCTAATATAGCAACTAAGCACGTTAATCAAGCTAGCTTATTTCTTGCTCTTAGAATATGTGAAAACATATCTTTAAAGATGGTTGATGTACTTTCTTTTCCTTTAACTAAAAATGCTTTAATAGAGAGCATATCATTATTTAATGCTAGTACATTAGCTGAAATAGCTACACTTAATCTGCATGATTTTGGTATATTCTTAGAATTAGAACCTGATGACGAAGCTCAAGCTCAGTTAGAGCAAAACATACAAATAGCTTTGCAAAGCGGAGGTATTGACTTAGAAGATGCTATAGATATAAGGCAAATAAAAAACCTTAAACTAGCTAATCAGTTGCTGAAGCAAAAAAGAAAAAAGAAAATAGCAAGGGAGCAAGCGCAACAACAGCAAATGATTCAAGCACAAGCACAAGCAAATGCTAAAACTACAGAAGCTGCCGCTATGGCTGAGGTTCAAAAAAACCAAGCTATGACAGAATCAAAAGTACAGGTAGAACAAGCCAAGTCACAGTTTGAAATTCAAAGGATGCAAACAGAGATGACGGTTAAACAACAGTTAATGGCTCAAGAGTTTGAGTACCAAAAACAGTTAGCTCAAATAAAAATGGGCGTAGAGTCTGAGAAAGAAAGCAAAATAGAAGATAGAAAAGATAAAAGAGTTAAATTACAAGGAACTCAACAAAGTCAATTAATAAATCAACGACAAAACGATTCAGCTCCAGTAGATTTTGAAAGTGGAGATTCATCACAACTAGGCACGTTTGGTTTACAAAATATAATGCCGCCTAGTTAACTATTTAATAATTATATAATATTTTATCATGTCAGAAGAAACAAAATCAAATGAGCCTATCAAGCAAGAAGGTGAGTTTAAAATTAAAAAGAAAAAACCTAAAAATTTAAGTCTACAATCTAAAGACGAAATAACCAAGGTTGATTTAACAAAACCAGAGGCAACAGGTGATATAGCCCCAGAGGTTATAAAAGTGGAAATACCTACTGAGGCTTTAAAAAAAGAAGAAGATGCCATTCAAATCGGAGAAACAAAGAAAATGGATGTGGGCGAACAAACCGGAGATAGCTCTGGAGTGGACGAACAAGTATCAAAGCCCAGCGAGGTTGTTGAAGAAATTACCCCGATCCAAGAAATAACAAAAGAAGAGGTAAAGGAAATAGCGAAAGAAGTTAAAGAAGCGCAAAGAGATGAAAAAATCTTAGGTAAACCTTTACCAGAAAACATTGAAAAACTAGTATCTTTTATGGAAGAAACTGGTGGAACTGTACAAGACTATGTGTCTTTAAACAAAGATTATAGTTCTTATAGTCCTAAGGATGTTTTAAAAGAATATTATACAAAGGCAAAACCACATTTAGATCAAGAAGAAATTAGCTTTTTAATGGAAGATAATTTTGATTTTGATGAAGATGTAGATGAGCCAAGAGAAATACGTAAGAAAAAACTTGCGTTTAAGGAAGAGGTTGCAAACGCAAAACAATTTCTTGAGAATTCTAAGAGCAAATATTACGACGAGATCAAGTTGAGACCGGGCGTTACTCAAGAACAACAAGAGGCTATTAGCTTTTACGACCAATACAAGCAGCAACAAGAAGTTGCTACACAAGTGCACGGTGACTTTAGAGACAGAACTAAAAAACTATTCAACAACGAATTCAAAGGTTTTGAATTTGATCTTGGTGAAAAAAGATTTAGATATGGCATTAAAGATCCGGTTAAAGTAGGTGAACTACAAGCTGATGTACAAAACTTCGTAGGTAAATATACAAACGAAGAAGGATTAATGACAGACGCTGCAGGTTACCATAAAGCAATGTATGCTGCTATGAACGCAGATAAACTTGCTAATCATTTTTACGAACAAGGAAAAGCTGATGGTGTAAAAAGCATAATCAGTGGATCTAAAAATCCATCTAAAGACGAACCTAGGCGAGTTGCCGACGGAAATGTATTTATAAATGGATTAAAAGTTAAAGCAATTAGTGGGTTAGACTCGTCAAAACTAAAAATTAAAACTAAAAAGTTTAACTAATTAAAAATTAAAATTATGGCAATTGCTCCGCAATTTGGTTCAATCGTACCAAGTCAACAACAACAAACGTTGGCAAACAACTACCTAAATTTCACAGGTGGACAAAACGATTTCTCACAACAATACCTACCAGAGCTTTACGAAGCAGAGGTAGAAAGATATGGTAACAGAACGTTATCAGGATTTTTAAGAATGGTTGGCGCTGAAATGCCAATGACATCTGATCAAGTAATTTGGTCTGAACAAAATAGATTACACATTGCTTATAACAACTGTACTTCAGCTTCTGGAGCGGGAACAATTACAATTCCTGTTACAGCTGCAGGTGCTGCTGTGCCGGTTGTAAACGTAATTTCTCCAGGTGCAACGATAGTTGTAATGGATCAATTCGGTGGTGAAGCAAAATGTTTTGTTAGAACTTCTGACACTCGCTTAGCAGGTGGAGGAGGTAATCCAGGACAGTTAGTTGTAGAGCCTTATGGTTTTGCTACTTTAGCTGCTGCTGGTATTGCTGACGGTGCTGGAAAAAAGATATTTGTTTACGGTTCTGATTTTCAGAAAGGAACTTCAACTGCAAATGCAGCTGTAGGAGCAAATACTTATGCTGCTAATAATAACCCTATGGTTACTGTAGATCCTAGCTTTACTCAATTTTCAAACTCTCCAATAATCATTAGAAGTACTTATACTATCAATGGTTCTGACACTGCTCAGATTGGATGGGTAGAAGTTGCTACTGAAGATGGAACTGGAGGATACTTATGGTATTTAAAAGCTGAATCTGAAACTCGTTTACGTTTTGAAGATTACTTAGAAATGGCAATGGTTGAAGGAGAATTAAGTGCTGGTGGACCTGCTGCATTGACAAATCAAAGTGGTGGTTCTCAAGGTTTATTCTCTGCTATCAGTCAGAGAGGTAATGTACAAACTGGATTTACAGCTGCTGCTGGATTAGATGCTTTTGATGCAATACTTAAAAACTTAGATACTCAAGGAGCTATTGAAGAAAACATGTTATTCTTAAACAGAGCTACTGCTCTTGATTTTGATGATATGCTTGCTTCTATCTCAGGTGGATTCGCTGGAGGTACTGCTTTTGGATTATTTGAAAATTCTGAGGAAATGGCATTAAATTTAGGTTTCTCTGGTTTCAGAAGAGGTTCTTATGACTTCTACAAAACTGACTGGAAATACTTAAACGATGCTTCTACTCGTGGAGCTATTGCTGGACCTGCATCTATTGAAGGTGTATTAGTACCAGCTGGAACTTCTACGGTATATGATCAAATCTTAGGAACAAACATTAGAAGACCATTCTTACACGTGCGTTATAGAGCTTCTCAAGCTGATGACAGACGTATGAAGTCTTGGTTAACTGGTTCTGTAGGAGGTGCTTTTACTTCATCTTTGGATGCAATGGAAGTAAACTTCTTATCAGAAAGATGTTTAGTTACACAAGCTGCGAACAACTTTGTATTGTTTAAAGGAATCTAAGATTCAACAAATGTAATTCTTACCCTCGTTGTAACCACGGGGGTAACAATTACTCTTATAAAATTATTTAATTATATTATATTATGTCAACAAAAAAACAAACTAAACCTACTGAGTGGGAAATAAAAGATAGAAATTACTATCTAACAGGTAATGAGTCACCATTGACTTATACAATACCTAGTAAGCATACAAAAAAACATCCATTATTGTGGTTTGATGAAGCAATAGGATCTCAAAGAGAACTTAAGTACGCGACAAATCAAGCATCTGTCTTTGTAGATGAACACAAAGGAGAATCAACAATGGGTCATATAACTTTTAGAGACGGCGTTTTAGCTGTTCCAAAAGAAAAACAAAACTTACAAAAAATGTTGTCTTTATATCACCCTCTATCAGGGCATAGGTTTAAAGAACTAAAACCACAAGAAAATGCTGTTAACGAATTACAGTGGATGGAGTGGGAAATACAAGCACTTTTAGCAGCTAGAGATATGGATATAGACCAAGCCGAGGCTGTACTGAGAGTGGAAATAGGAACTAGCATAAACAAACTAAGTTCTAAAGAAATAAAAAGAGATTTACTAATGTTTGCTAAATCAAATCCACAATTATTTATGGAGCTAGCAAATGATGAAAATGTACAATTAAGAAATTTTGGTATAAAAGCCACTGAAGCTAGAATAATAAAGTTATCACAAGATCAACGTGTATTTACTTGGGCTAGCAATGGAAGAAAATTAATGACTGTACCATTTGATGAAAATCCATACGCGGCGTTTGCTGCTTTCTTGAAGACTGATGAAGGAGTAGAAATATACAAGTCTATCGAGAAAAAGTTTAAATAACATGTAATACTAATATAGGGCTCGTTCACTCGGGCCCATATTATAATAAACAAATTAAAATGGCAATAAACGTAGATCAAGTTTATAAAACAGTCTTGTTAATAATAAATAAGGAACAAAGAGGTTATCTCACGCCTAACGAGTTTAACAAGTTAGCTACTCAAGTACAGCTTGATATAGTTGACACTTACTTTGAAACTATAAACCAACAACTACGAGTGCCGCAAAACGAAAGTGAATACGGTGACAGGTACAAAAGCGTTCAAGAAAAACTTGACGTTTTTAAAACTATAGGCTCTTGTACTTATACTGCACCAACTACAACGCAACCAGGTTTTTTCACGACCCCAACATCTTCAGGGACAGCTACTGGAACTCAAAACTTAACAGGAATATTAAACACTATATCATATCCTTTAACAACTATAACTCAGGCTCAGGTTGAACAAAGCCAAATTGTTGTAACTGTTAATGGTATTGTGTATACTAATTACAACATAACAGGTGGTAACTTTAATTTAACAGCAGGAGCGCTAGGTGTAGGTGTAAATATAGTTATAACATTGTATCCTTTAGATTTTTATAAGTTAGGTACTGTTATTTATAATGACGATAAAGAGGTTGAGGCTGTTCAAAGAAATGAGCTAGCTCAATTAAACCTATCTACAATAACTAAGCCTTCAACTTATTTTCCAGTTTACCTTTATGAAGGTAATAAAATAACTATATATCCTCAATCAATAAATTCTAGCGTACAGGCTACTTACGTTAGAAAACCAGCGGATGTTGTTTGGAATTTCACATCATCTCAGCCAGATTACACATATATATGGAATCCTTCTACTTCAGTTGATTTTGAATTAGATATTACAGAGCAAACAAATGTTGTTTTGCAGATCTTGCTTTACGCAGGAGTTGTAATAAAAGACCCAAATATAGTTCAAGCTGCTGCTAGTGAAATTGCTCAAGAGGCACAAAACGAAAGAAACTAATATATAATGGCTATACAACCTACTAATAACGGATTAATAACTGAAAATTCTCAACAGTATTATCAAGGAACACAAGACTTTAGAGGAGCTGGAACAATAACAGTTAATCAAAAGTTTGTAACAGACTTTGATTCTGATTTAATACTAGGAAGCTCTACTAGTTGGAATCCTAGTGATCCTGATTATGGTTTAAACAATTTCAAAGTTTACACAAGCCCAAGCGGTTTAGCTGGTACTTGGAGTCAATGGGTTACGGAAATAGTGGTTACTAATGGTAAAACAATATCTTTAACTGCATCACCTTCAGCTAACGCTTTTATAGTTGTTCAGTTAACAACACTAAGTGGTGGTAAGTATGCTAACACAGAAGCTGAAAAAGCATATGGTCAAACAGTAGAAGATAATTACGGAGGATATCAGTACGTAAAGTTAAATGACATTGTAAGTAATTTTTTAGTAGGATACATAGGGCAAGGTAAATTAATACCAAATGCCAAGAGAACAGATGTAATATTCCACACTAAGAGAGCAATGCAAGAGTTTAGTTATGATACTTTAAAAAGTATAAAAAAAGCTGAACTAACTATACCCAACGAACTTACGTTAATATTACCTCAAGATTATGTTAACTACGTAAGTATGTCTTGGATTGATGAGCTAGGTGTTAAAAGACCTATGTACCCAGCTAACAACTTAACAACTAGTCCTTATTACACTCAAGCTCAAGATTCAGCAGGTATACCAACTCAGGATCAATGGGGTAATGACATAGAGGGAACATCTATAACACAAGAAAGATGGCACAATGCTAATACTGATTTTATTGACGGAAACTTCACTAATGATTTCACAAATGATATGTGGGCTTACAACTGGGGTGATTTAGGAAGTAATATTGGATCTGGTTATGGGAGAATGTACGGAATGGATCCTCAATACTCTCAAATGAACGGTTGGTTTAACATGAACGAAAGAGAAGGTAAAGTTTCTTTTTCAAGTAATTTAGTTGGTAAACTTATTATATTAGAATATGTGTCAGATGGATTAGCTTTTGATTTAGATAGTAGAATACCTAAGATGGCTGAAGATGCTATGTATGCTTATATATTACACGCTTTGATATCTACTAGAATAAATCAACCAGAGTACATAGTTCAAAGACTAAGAAGAGAGAAAAGTTCTAAATTAAGAAATGCTAAAATAAGATTATCTAATATAAAACTTGACGAAATAGTTCAAGTGATGAGAGGTAAATCTAAATGGATAAAATCATAATACATGGCAGAGGCTAAAAATAGTTTCATCAAGTCTAAAATGAATAAAGATTTAGACGAGAGACTTATACCAAATAACGAATACAGAGACGCTTTAAATATAGCTGTTTCTAGATCAGAAGCAAGCGATGTTGGAGCTTTAGAGTCTATATTAGGTAACACTAAAGTTACATCTAACGAATATGACGACGCTGGTGAGGTGATAGGTTATTTTGTTGATGATGCTAACTCTCTTGTATATTATTTTAAAACAGACTGGACAGAAGTTAGTTTAGCCCCATCTACAGCTACTTGCCAAATACTAGTATACAACTCTTTGCTTAACACTACTAACGTTAAAGCTGAAGGTTATTGGTTGAACTTTTCAACACAAAGTCCAGTGTTAGGTATTAATTTAGTTGAAAACTTACTATTTTGGACAGATAACAGAAATCAACCTAGGAAAATAAATGTAGAACAACCTTCTACCTATTACTTTAATGAAGACCAAATTTCTGTAGCAAAGTTTGCGCCTATATTTCCACCTGAGTATTTAAATTTAAGAGCTCCTCTTATAAACAATTATTCGCCAGAGCTAGATACTTATCCTTCTACAATGACAAACGCTGCTGATCCAGACACTGTACCAGTAGGTGTATACGAGGTTAGTGACTCTAACTTAGCTGTAACTAGATATAGAAATGGAGATCCAATAGTTGAAGCACAGACCTTAGCTTCGTGGCAAGCCGCGGACACCGGTCAGTATGGAGCCTTTTGTTATTATGATGAATACATAGGAAATGAAGTGACTTATGGTGTTTTATACAACAAATACGCTGTAATGGATTCTAGAGGTTTAGCGCCTATAGGATTTACAATACCAACAACTGTACAATGGAATGGCATTATAGGTGCTGGTGGCGCTACTTCTAATCTTTTCAAAAGCACAACGCTTTGGGACAACCCACCTCAAGCAAACACAAATGCTAACGGAATGAATGTTAAACCTGGTGGTTGGAGACAAGCAGCTAACTCGAGTCAAGACTTTAGAGATTTAACTACAAGAGCTAGGTTTTGGACGAGCGATGCTATTACTACAAACAATCTTTATGTTAACTTTAGTAACACTAACGCTTTACCAGTCACAACACTGACAAGTCCAGCATCTTACGGAATGTCTGTAAGAGTTATAAAAGAAGCAGGTTACAATGGTTGGAATGGAGATCCTGAGTTGTTAAAAGATAAATTTGTTAGATTTAGTTATAGATTTAAGTTTGATGACAACGAATACTCTATAGTAGCTCCTTTTAGTCAAGATGTTTTTATTCCTGAGCACCAAGGTAAATTTATTAACGATGATGAAACTCAAGCTTTTATTACCACTGTAGTTGAGTTTATGCAGAATAGCATTAACAATGCTGTGTTAAATATTAAGCTTCCTTGTATAGATATAATAAACAACTACAAGATAAAAGCCATAGAGATAATATATAAGGAGTCAGACAAGCAGGCTTATCAGATATTAGAAAAAGTAGATGTTGACGCTACATTTATAAGCAGTTTAAATTATACTAACGTATATCAATACAATTATCAATCTAAGCAACCTATAAAAACAATGCCGCAGTCTGAAACCACTAGAGTTTTTGACAAAGTGCCTGTTAGAGCTTTAGCGCAAGAGTCTAGTGGTAATAGAATACTATATTCTAATTATGTAGAAAGCTATACTGCACCATTAGGTTTAGATTATTACACTTCTGTTGCTGATAAATCCACTCAGCAATTTATAGAATATCCACAACACTCATTAAAGCAAAACAGAAATTATCAAGTTGGTATAGTTTTAGCAGATAAGTTTGGTAGACAAACGGATATTGTTTTGTCTAATTACGACGGTTTATTAGATGCCAATGGTGACCCTCAACCAGGTTCTAACGTGTTTTCTGATTACAATACCTTGCAATTCAATGGTAATGTATTAAACTGGCCTGGCGATACGCTTTCTGTAAACTATCTTCAACCTATACCAGAAAATTCTTTAACATCAGGTTATCCAGGTTCTTATGCTCAAGGAGAGTATTACGCTGTAAACATTGAAGATGGAACAAGCGGGACAGGTACTGGTGCTTTATATCCTTTTTTTCAAAGTGAAAGTTACCAATACTTTACCGCAAACACAACAACTTTAACAACAACGTTTTTTGCTTATTCTATTAAAGCTGTTGACTTTCAAAATAACGCTAATACTCTTAACGTATATGTTAATGAAGGTAATGGTTGGATACTAAAAACACTTAATTCTGATTATACTGCAAGTGTTAGTTTAGCTCACGTAAATGTTGTATTTGCCGCAGCTATAACCCCTGGTTTTAATGTTAAAGTAGAATTGCTGTTTGGACCTAATAAATACTATCAATACAAGTTAGGATCAGCTGGAGTACGTTCTGATGGAACTGGACTTATGTTTGACAACTTTCCTACAAATTATGATAGATGTTTTTCAGTTGGTAGAAAAATGTCAGGCCAGTATATAGACTACACTAATATAGTAACTGTAACACCATCTAGTTTAACGCCTATATATAATATAACTATACAGACTAAGGAAGAAATAGATGTTAAATATTTGTTCTCTAATACACCAGATCTTCAACAACCAGAACCTACTTTGTCGTCAAATATGACTCGTGCTACTTACGATATAAACGTAAATGGTTTTTATACTTACAAGTTTGGAGTAAAACAACAACAGCAAGATTATTACAATGTTTATTTACCTGGTATAGTAAACGGTTACCCAATTAAAGCCTCTACATTAGAAGAGGGAGAGACTGGTTTTATAACATTAATATCTGACAACATAAACAAAGTACCTAGAAACTTGCAAGATGTTGGTCCACTACAAGATCAATTTACATCTGATGAAACAATGTTTCCTAGAGTAACAAACATAGTTCCAGTAGTTGTAAATAGTTTTTCAACTCAAACAAAACAATTTGATCCCGCATTCTCGCCTGACTCAGTTGATTTAGTTGGGACAATAAAAGATGTATTTCCTCTTTTAACCGGTGAGGGCAGCACCCCTCCTATACCAACAAATGCAGGTGAGGTTAACCCGTATTCTATATATAATTTTAACACAAAACCTTACGTTGCTAAGCTTTCTACTAGAAAACCAGTAGGTTTGGATGAGCAACTGTACACTATACCTACAGGTAGTAATCCTTATCCGGCTAATTTAGGTTTAGCTGTTTATGAAACATCTCCTTTTGTATCGCAGTTAGAGCTATTTTACGAAACCTCTTCAGCACAACTTATATCTGATTTAAATGTTGATATACAAAATGAAAGTGGTGATATAAATGGATCTACTTTTTCAAGCGTATCAGTTTCTTTCTCTGAAAATGACGTTATAGGTAGCACTATAACAGGTAACTTTTTTCCAACAAGTGGTGGTCAATTAGTTACATCTGCTTCGTGTTCTATTGTGAATATTTTTTCTTACAATCCAACAACGCAAGCTATAGACACTAATATAGACTATATAAGTAGATTTAGTTTAGTGGCTGTTGGTAATGGTAGTTTTAATATAGCTACAGCTCAGGGGACTAATGATCCTAATGGGTTTTTTGCTGGTGGCAGTAACTCAAACTTGTATGATGTTACGTGGAGAGGTAAATTTGAAGTTAATCTTAGATGGAGTTTAGGTGGTGTTGATACTTTTGAAACTGTAACTTTACAATTACAAAACGATCCACCCGTTATAATTAACACTTTACCTCCTTTTACAATGCCTAACACTGGAGGATTGATAGTTGGTATGTACCCAAACGCAAGTGCGCGTAGCCTTAGCCCATTAGGTTTAAATGGTAGCGCTATAACATCCGGTGTTGGATATCCAACTAATGGTGATTCTGCAACTTTTAGTAGTAACAACGGTTGGGATATTGTAGGTGCTAGATATGTAAATAATTCTGGAACTACAACATATTGGGGCGTTTATCCTGGCAACTCTGGTACTTCTGGAAATATAAGTGATTTTGCAAGCATTGTGTATCAAGCTAATGTAACAGCGTCACCAGGCGTAAGTCCTACTAAGTATAGACAATTTGTATGTTCAGGTAACAGTACTACTGGTAACTACCATCAAGTAGGTTCTTATTCTTTATATTTTAGTCTTACAGATGATGTTGGAGCTGTTACGTATACTTATATGAGCTACACTGTTGGGGCAGCTAACTATACTGGTCAAGTAGTATATGCTTCTTACACACAAGGAAATCCAAGTCCAGCATACGCAGGTACTCAGTCAGATATATCACTAAACACTATTACAAGCTCAACCAATTTACCTATATGGCAAGGTCAAATTCAAAACTGGACAGCAAACGACGTAGATATATGGATTGCTTCTAGTAAGCAAAACCCTGGTTTTTGTGATATTAGAGGTTGTGTTGAAAACGGAGGTACATACCCTGATGGTACATTAGGTAGTGGTACTAACACTGTAGGTGGATATTTTGTCTCCGATGTAACCAGTTTTGGTTTAAATCAGAATACAGGTTTTACTGGTTCTTTTCAAAGAGTCGCTAGACTAGAAGGTCTTTCTAGAACTTCAACTCAAATAACAGAGGGAGTTAGCCCAGGTGAAAAAAATCCTACACCAACAACTAATACGGGTACTTACAATTTTCAACCTAGCGCAGCGGTTAATTTAAGAATAGAAATGATTCGAAATGAAAACTGGCCAGGTGTTCCTCCAACTGGTTATGCTGGCGCTATAGTTACGTACCTTCCTGCTGGTCAAACACCAACTATACAAAACCCAGGAACAAATTTAACTCAAGTTCCAATGGCAGACCCACCGTTTTATCTAAGAGGAGGTACTGGTACATCAGATCCAACTGTATTTCCAA